CACCGCCAGAGATAGCAGCACGACTTGCCGAAAAGACATCGTTTGGAATAATGGTTCCGTTGCCTGAAGGGACCATAAGCTCAGGCCCACGCTCGCCAACGATGTAAGGCGTATTCGCGTTTACTGGTCCGCCGTTGGCCATAAAGCCACCAAAGCTTCCACCGCCAAAGTCGCCAAGTGAGTTACCTGTAATACTTGGTGCGCTGGGGTTAAACCCACCACCACCACCACTACTGCCACCAAGAATACCCAAAGCAGCATTTAAAATCGCTATCGTCACCATCTTCGCAATAATCTGCCCCGCCATGTCCAAGAAATAACTGGCAACACTTTTGAAAAAGTCAGACAATGCCTGCTTCGCACTTGTGGCACCAGTAATTGCATTTGTGAACGACTGTGAGAATGCACTGCCAATAGCGTTTGCTGCGCCAGTGATTTGGTTGATTGGATTTACTAGATCTTCCAGCTCTTTTTTCAAACCACGAATGTTTTGGCTCAACCCTTCCGTCAACGTTGGGTCTATTGTTTGGCGGAACAGATCGGTTTGCTGTTCAGCATTTGGATCTCCTGCGTCTATCCTTGACTGCCTGAATCTGTCAATTTTCTGCTTTTTTGTCACCAAGCCAAGCTGATCGCGCAGGTTGAACAATTCGTCTTCAGAGGCTTTGGCGATTATTTCCGATGCAATAGCTTGGTCTTGCTTAAGGGCTAGTAGCTCACCATTTGCCGAAACACTTAGCTTTTCAAGATCAAGGTCTCGTTCCAATCCTGCAATTTTTTCTTGTAATTGACGTTCTGCAATATCCTCCGTTTTGTTCGCAGCATTCATAGCATCCAGGTATTTGTTTCTTACTCCAAGCTCTTTCTCCCCGAAGTCAAGATTTATAGCGTTATTTTTTATCGTGTAAACTAGCTCTGTATTGTTATCTTTTTGCGCCCGAACTAGGGCGAGTGAATTTGCGATCTGAAATCTTTGAATGTCCGCCAGTGGGCCGGATCGAATCAGCGAGTCGTACTTGTCCTGAAGCCGTGGCAGTTGCGACTCTCTGAACTTGCCGCCGCCGCCGCCGCCGCCGCCGGTATCAGTGCCGGTGAGAGAACCGTAGTCGGTTAGACCTTTAGCGGCTTCTGGAGCACTAGGGTACTTCTCAATTAAAGTTTTATAGTTCAGTCGAAGTCTTGCTATCTCTGCCTCGTCTGCTTTTAGCCTTGATGTCAAGTCTTCTGGGACTGCTACACCAGCGAGAGGAGGCGCACTTCCCCCCATGGCCCGCTCGCCACCATCTGATTGCGATGCCTTAAACTCTTTAATACTTTTCTTTGTTTTCGCGAGCCTAGCTTCGACAATATCAAGATTCTTGACAATATCCTTAAAGTTTGATCTCAGCGTTTCTTTCGTTGCAGCCGTTCCACCGATTGACCTGAAGAAAACTTCACCTTGAGGTTTTGTGCCAGAAGCGTCAAGGTCAGCTTTTGCTTGCTTAATTCTATTGAAGTAAGATATAACCAGCTCTGCGCCAACGATGGCAAAGGTTATTACGATTGGCGCCACTAAGGACGCAGCTAAAGTTTTCACTGTCGCTCCAAACCTGGCCAGCTTTGTCGCAGCAAGAGACGCCTGCTGAGTGGTTTGTCTGAACCCAGTTCTTATTAATGCGAACATAAGTTTTAGTGGCCCATTTAAAGCAACAAACGCTTTTAGTGCAAAATTCACGGCAACAAGCTTTGCCGCGAAAGATGCAATAGTCAATATCGCGCCTCTGTTTTGAATAATAAAACGCATCCCTTCTCCAACAGCCTTCGCCATAACCACCAAGCTTGGGCCAATATCGGTAATAAATTCCAAAAACGCTTCCTGAAACTCAGCCCCGATTGGCTGAAGAGCTTTGCCTATTTCAATCCGCATCTTGTTATATGCAACCGTCAACCTTGCTCCAGCTGACTCGGAAGACCCGGCAATCTTTTCAGCCAATTCGCCGTATTCACCACCCAGTTGAACCAAGAACTTCATTAGATCATTCAGGCCGACCTCACCCTGCTGTAAAGCTTTTGTTAGTTCTGGGCCGGTCCTGCCTGACGCTTCAGCAATTTTGTTAAATGTGCCAGGCAGTCTTTCTGCAATTTGATTGATCTCTTCTGCGCTGACTTTGCCCTTCGAGAAAATCTGAACGAGCGCAGTTACGGCTCCTTCAACCTGCTCTGCTCCGCCGCCCGTAGCGATAATTGCAGAGTTGATGTTCTTGAACGCAAGTTCTGCATCAGCAATGCCACCGCCAGCACCTTTTACTGCGGCTGTAAGTCGAGTGATTCCTTTGATAGCAACTTCTTGTGGAATGTTTAATTCTTTTGTGACATCAGCAGCGGCTTGCAGTGCTCGGTTGTAATTACTTGCGTCACCTGCAATACCATTCAACGCGATTTTGAGTTTCTCAATGCTCGCCGCATACTCAGCAAACCCACCAAGCTGCTGTCTGAGCTGACCTACCTGAGCGCCAAGTGCAGCACCAGCAAAAGACCCGCCAACACCACCAAGCGCACCACCAAGCGCACCACCGAGAAATCCTTCAGGGCCGCCAAAGATACCGCCCGAGAGCGTCGCGCCAGCAACCTGGGCGGCCTTGCCGGGGGAGAACCTGCGGCGGCTCATGCCTTTACTAGCTTTTTCCGACTGCCTGTCAAGGTTTTCAATTTGCTGGGTTAAACGCTTAAATGCAGCCGTGGTTGTAGGCAGCTCGTTGCGCTTCCTTTCCAGAGCAGCTTTAAGGTTATTTATGCCAGAAATACTTCCATTGTTTGCGGCTTTAGCCTTTCTTATCTCTGCGTTGTATGGCTTGTAGGCAGTGGCAGCTTCTCTTAGCGCATTCGCTTGCTTCTTTATTGGCTCGCTCATCCCTAAAGCGGCATTTACGCCAGTCGCAGCTGTTGGTAACGCAGCTGCGTCTTCTTTTAAGCCGGGGAAGTCAGCGGGGACTGGTCGTCCTCTAGTGACATTGCCTGTTAAATCGAAGACTCCGCGAGCCATTCCGCTTCTGGCCAGCCCAGTACCCGGAGCTGTGGTCTGACCTGCAGCAGGCAACGCTAGCTGCGTTGAAGCCACGCCTGCCCTAACGGCTGCACCAAGCTCAGCCCTAGCAGCCTCTTGCTGCCTGACAATACCTCGACGAAGATAGTTGCTAGCGACAGAAGTGTTCGCATAAACGCCTTGGGCAGTAGAAGCCTGCCTCGCCATGTCAGTCACATTGCGGTAACTGCCAGCGATCTCGTTCAATTCTTTCTGTAAATTATTAACCTGTCTTGCGTTTTCTGCATACTTAGATGAACCTTCAGCTGTCTCTGTATTCAGCTCATTCATCTCAGCTTGAAGCTGGCCAATAGCTTCACGCAGATTCTTTTGATTTCTAACCGTATTGCCGCTAGCTAAATCTTTTACCAGCGCAGCGCCTAATCCCTGAGCTGTCGCTGTTGCCTCTCGCTGCACCTGTGCAATACGCAACGCAACAGCAACATATTGATCGCTTGATCTGACAGTATTTATCAACCGATCTTGCAGTTCAGTGAGCCTTTGAGAAAAAGCAGCAGTGGTGGCTGGTAGATCGCCTAATCGCCGGTCAAGTGCATCTATAGGGCCAAGCTCTGTTTTGCCTGTATAAACTTGAGCACCAGCTCTTACTGATCTTCTAGCCTCGCGAGCAGTCTCTTGAACGCCTAGCTGCTTCCTTCTCGCTATCGCTGCAGTTAATTGATTTTCTTTCTTCGCAAGCTCTTCGGTAGCCCTACCTTTTTCGCTAAGAGCTATGACTTCACCTCTAACAATTTCCTCTCTTTCTTTTGCCGCTTGGGCTTGTTTTCTCGCAATGGCTTCATACTTCGCCAAAACTCCTGTGACAGAAGCAGCCCTAGCCCTGTTTCGGCTTGCGTTTTGTTCTAGTGCAGCGTCAAGTGAGTTGACTTTTTTTGTCAACTCATCAATTTCTTTTGAAAGTCCAAAGAATGCTTGAGAGTCCTGAGACGCTTGATTCCTTAATTGCTTAAGACCGTCAATTGCTTTTTTTATTTGCGCCGAACTGGAAGAAGCGGCGGACCCTATTTCCAGTAACGCGGATCTTTGCTCTTCTATCTGCGCACTAGACCCCTTAAGGGTTAGTCCTAAATCTATAATACTTGCACCAAGCTCGCGGTAAACCTTGCCGCCCATAGCGGCTTGAGAACGCAAGCCTTCAAACGCTTTAATCTGAGCCCTTATCGTCGCTTCGCTATTGCCAGACTCTGCAGCAAACTTTCGTACATCATCAGTTGCTTTTTGAAGGTCTCCGGCTGAAAGCTTGTTGAGTTGCTTTGATAGATCGCGAAACGAGCTGTTTAATTTTTGCAGCTTTTCGCTGCCTTTAATGCTAAGTACAATATCAACTGGTGAGACTTTCTTACTTGGCATCTTTCTTGTTCAGCTCAGAGAGTGCAGCAGCTTCCATTACTTGAAGGCTCTCCAGCATCTCACGGGGATTCTCTACATCATAAAGGGACATCAGTCCCGACGCACCTAGCAAAACCTCATATTTCAAACCAACGTAACCTCCCATCGTGACGGTCCATTGCGTTTGCATCCGCAAGAACATCATCAACGCTTCCCAATTTTCTTCCCACACCTCAAAATGCTCCTCTTTAGGAGCCGTCTGACGCAACGGCTTCAAACCAAATGCCGCTGCGTCATCTTCACTTTTGTCTTCTATTTTTTTGCCGCCATTCGCCCAATACTTGACGGCATCTTTTAGTTTCCCAGTTTTGCGCCTTCAAAAGTTTCCGTATATGCCTTCAGGACGCCACGAATCCAATACGGATCATCAGCAAATTCTTTCATTGCTGTCTGGGAAAACGGCAACGGCTTCCCATCTTCGTCCTCGATACCTTCCCATCCAGTCATGACAGCTTTTAGCAGCTCAAGGTCGCCTTTGTCTGCAAGCTTCTGGAACTCAGACCGTGGAACTCTTTTGAATACTGCGTCAAAGCTGGATTCATCAAATACCCCGCCATCAGCAGGTTCTTCTACTGTTACAGGCCACTTGAAAGTCTTGACCTTTTTGCGGACGAATGCCATTGAGCAAATTTAACTGCAATTAGCTTACAGCAATAAAAAAGCCGTGCTCTCCAACACGGCCTTGGCTCCCTCGGATCAACTATACACCAGCGTCAACTCATCGTTCCCTGCCGTTGACGGAATCGCAGTGTATGGAATGTTTAGCATCGCAATGCCGTCTTGGTCGGCATAGCTTACGTCCCCAATGTCGATCCGGGTACTAGCAAAATCAACAATGTTCCCTGCGGTTGTGCCGTGCTGGAACGTGAGGTTGCCCAGCGCACTGTCAGTCAGCGCAGCAGTGAAATAATCCTTCGTGGCAATCGAAATCATCTCCATACTCACGCTTCCGCTGGCTTGGCGATCAGTAATGATCACTTCCTTGTTGCATCCAATCAGCTCGCGGTAAACAACAGAGTTGCCGATGTCAAAACTAATTGACTGCAGGCAGCCAGAGTAAGAAAGCAAGGAGAAGGTGTCTGTGTTGCCGTTCTTGAAGATCAGCGGTGTTGCTTGGTCTGCGTAGGTGACGCTAGGCAGTGCTGAGTCATCAGGAGCGTTATAGATCCCAGTAAACGTAAAGTCAATCGTGGGGATTTCACCTACGCTTCCGTTCAAGGTAAAGGTTCCTCTAGCGCCAGTCACTTTGTGGCGAACACCATCAATGTTGTAGTGAATGGTGACTGAACTAAAAGCTGCACTTACTGGTGCGTAAGTGACACTAACGCCAGCAGCAACAGTTTCGCTAAGGCCACAAGCCTGAAGAGCCTTACCGTACTGAGGCGCGGTGCCAGCAGTGCCAGACCCCGCTAACTCAACGCTGAAAGTACATTCAACGCGAGTGTTAGCCAGCAACTGTTCAGAAGCGCCTAAGTAAGGACGGATTAAATCACGTCCAACAACTTCACTTTGCTGCGGGGTGATGTTCAGATCCCTCACCAAAACCGCGTCGGTTCCTGTTGGAGTCGGATCGACTCCGTAGCTCGACTCTGTTTCGATCAGAATCAGTCGTTTCCGTAGAAGAAGTGGTGCCATTTTCTTGTGGGGTGTCGGCGGGAAGTGTTCGCTTGATCAGAGTGCGTTTTCCGGTTTCTGGATCGAAAAGATACGACCCACCTTGACCGCTGTACTCGTCTTTCATCGTAATCCTTGCAACTGCTTAAACCTTAGTAGGAAGTAAGGTCTGCTACTGATGTTCTGTATTTAACGTCGTACTCGTTAGAAAACACGCCAGCAGGTTGGTCTGCATCAAGAAACTCAAAGCTTGTCAAAACAGGCTGAATATCAATCGCCAATCCACCCAGAGTCAAATCAGCCATAAGTTTGGAGTGCATCGATTCGATTACCGAATCTGCATCTGTATAGGGAGTTGTTGACCTAGTAATCACAACGACTCTCACCCGCATTGTCCAGTCAAGCTTTGGCAAGGAAGTCTGCTGCTGCGCAACATCATTCACTGGCTCAATCACGATCATCGGAGTCTCAGCCCTTGCAGCCGCTGTAACCCTCGACCGATACACCCTCCCGCTAACGCCAGCTGTGCTAGCCAGTGTTGTGGCGATCTGGGCCAAGATTTGTTCACGTCTAGTGGCCATTAGTTTTTCATCAGCATGACTTCACAAAATGCACCATCATCAATTAAGGCTGCGCTTCTTACGGTGTAGTTTACGCCGTCCACCGTTATCGCATCGCTGTGAAGCAGGTTCTTGAATTTTGAAGACTCACAAGTAAGCTTGTAGTCAGTCGTAAGCACAACTCCATCAGCAATAATTTCTGAAGGCATATCTAGAATGCCTAGTCCTGAAATTGCACCAGCAACAACTGGCACCGCAAAATCTGATGTGCTTAAAAATATACTTAGGTCTTCGGTAAATGCCATGCTTCTTACGATTAGGTAGGATCAGGTCCATTCTGTGTGATAGCCCAGCCCTTGGCGTCGAGACTAAGCCACGCTGCATTAGCAGCCGCTGACCATGTGGAGGTGTCAGCGTTAGTACCACCGTTGATACCAAGTGTTACACCAGTAGCACCATTAGTGTCTAGTGAGACAAGGATGTTTTCTATTGACTGAGCGGTAAGGGCACAGCCCAACCAAGCGTCACTAAAAGCACTACTCACAAGTGTTCCCGTCGTGTCAAACATGTTGGCGGGGAACGTAGATAGGCTGGAGCAGCCGAGCCAAGCTTGACTAAAGCTTGTACCACTAGAAGTATCCAATAATGGGAAACTAGTTAGCCCGGAGCAGGCTCGCCAAGCGTTGATAAAGTTTGTACCACTAGAAATATTTACTAATGGGAAGCTAGCTAGGTTGCCGCAGTTGAGCCAAGCTTGATTAAAGCTTGTACCACTAGAAGTATCCAATAATGGGAAGCTAGTTAAGCTGTTGCAGTTGTACCAAGCGCTATTAAAGCTTGTACCACTAGAAGTATTTACTAATGGGAAGCTAGTTAGGCTGGTGCAGTTGTCCCAAGTTCGATTAAAGCTTGTACCACTAGAAGTATCCAATAATGGGAAACTAGTTAAGCTGGTGCAGTTGCGCCAAGCTT